AAATGAAAACAGAAAAAGAAATTCGCGCTATAGCCGAAAAACACAAGCAGCATGCCGTATTCATACTGAACACCGTGTTTCTCAAGACCCCAACGGAGTTTGAAAATACTGCTGCAACAGCCCTTGTAGACCTCATAGTGTCCGCAGCAGTGCTTGAAATTAGCGCCACCCTCCAACTTGCGCTCGAAAGTTCTGGGGTGCAGAAACGTGTTGAGGAGGAAGGGAAATGATCGAAGCCCTGTTCTGTATAGCAACAGCGATCTATTTCGAGGCTCGCGGCGAGCCGCTGGAAGGCCAAGCCGCTGTAGCCTGGGTAGTACATAACAGGGTCAATTCCTGGCGTTATCCAGACACAGCCTGCGAGGTTGTCAAGGAAGATGAGCATCGACGCCACCAATGCCAGTTCAGCTATATGTGCGACGGCAAAAGAGAGGACGTATACGACGACTGGGCATATACGAAAGCCCTCGCAATCACGATGCTAACAGCCGCAGGATTCGTGCAAGACCCATCACTAGGCGCAACGCATTACCACGCAACCCGAGTAACGCCGTGGTGGGCGGCAGAGCTTAATCGTACAATCAGGATCGACAACCACGTTTTTTATCGAGGCGAATGATGGGAGACATAGTGCCGCACCCAGTGCTGCTACGCTGCGAGGCGGAGGCAATGGAGAATATTAAAAAGGTAGTAGCCGACAACACCGGGAAGCTGTCGGTGATACAGATGATAGGTCTTTTTGAGATAGCGAAGCTGTACGTTTTAGAACAACAATATGAGGCGGATCATGGGCCGGATTGACGACAAAATTTACTCAGATCAGAAGCACGAAGAACCCAAATACACAAGGGAATGGCTGGAAGAAAAGGTGGCCGAGTTTCTCAAGAAGGGGAAGATAAAAGTATTGCCTCCCTGTTCATTTTCAGTAGATGCAGAGCCAATGTCCACGATTAGAAGAAGGATTGAGAAAATAAAGAATTTCGGGGATGATATTACGACATAGGCCACTTAGCCTGCTGCGGCGGTTTCTCCCCATTTCCCGCGGAACGTCACAGGCAGCCCCAGAAATGGGGCTTTTTTTAGGACAGAAATAAATACCTTTCCGCTTGCCTTCGTCGCTCCAAACCTGCCAAAACGACACCGTTGGACTTTCGCCACTTCAGAAACTCATCTGCCGCGCCTTCAAAGTCGCCACGGTTGTACTTCATTCGCAGTGTTGAAGCCTGAAGATTCCCTAGCCCCACATTAAACGCAAAGCTGACCAACGCTGCAAAATGGCGGTCGCTATCAGCAGCAGCAGGACATAGTCGTAATACCCCCGCCTCAAAGCGATGTAAATCCTCCGCAAGAAGCGTATCAATTTCGTCAGCATCCCAGACCCTGTTGTGTTCTGGGTTAAGTGGATAAGAGGCTCGTTCATCAGCTTTAAGCCTTGCTTGCTCCGGGTAAAGGACATGACCATAGCCGACAGTCCACAACTTTGCTGGGCAAAGGTAAGGCCGATTGTGGCAGCCCTCAAAAGACTTGATTAGATCAATGCCTTCGTCCGGTGTATTCACTTTTTATTCCAAGCTTGCGACCCGAACCAGAAGCTGATAATGGCGGCCAGTATGCTCATCTCGGAGTCTGAGAACACAGCGTCCATCGCTTCAGCGAAGGCTACGCCAGTGGTATAGGCGTACCAAATGCCAGCTACATCCACGACGATCAGCAGCATGACAAAAAGGTAAGTGACCACGGGACGAACAGAACCTCGCAAATTGATAACCCACGGTGACGCGCCTTCACCGATCTTCATGTCGTGTTTCCACATTGCAACTCGTTCTTGGGCCTGGGTCTGCATTGCAATCTGCTCAGTTTGTAGCGCGACTTGAGCCGTTTTTATCTCCTCGATCTTGGCTTGTGCAATAAACCCTTCTCTCGCAAGCGCAATCTCACGCTCACGCTGAGCTGCCATCAAGGCCAGTTCGTGACGCTTGTCACCCCTGTCTTGGAAGTAATCAAGAACCTTCGGCAGACCGGCACTGGCAAAGCCAAGCAGACTCGAAACCAGACTCAACATAGTCACATCCTCATAATTACTATCGCTGCAACAATCGGAATCGCCACAATCAGCGCAATGAGCGCAATGGCGACAGCGTTCAATACAAGTTTTTTGATTCTTCTAGCGCGAGCATCAACGGCTCGTTTGCGTGCGTCACGAATATTGTTCCGGTCTTTAATCATGTCTCGATAGGCGTCTACCCCGAATCTGTAGACAATCATCTCGCGCAGTTCACGTTCCTGCTGCTCGATCTTCTTTCGCCTCATCAGGTTTTCAATTGCTTCCTGCTCAACCGAGGACTTGGCAAAGACTTTACGGAAAAGAGGTGGATCGGCAGCCTCTTCGTCAGCAGCTTTTACGTCAGCAATCGCACCAAACCAGGTTCCAAGTTGACCGCCCATGTCCTCAAGCTCGCGCCCTACCTCGATGCCCTTCTTGAGCATATTGTAGGCCGACGTGGCAATTGCCATAGCCGAGACAGGATCGAGCATGGCGCACCTCTACTTCAACTCGGTGACATCATCACCCTTGCGAACCGTCACCTTGCCGTCCTCAACATCGACGCGCATCGGAGGCTCTTTCTCAGCCAGCTTGGCAATCAGGTGCTGGATCACTTGGAATTCAGGCTTCTCTTGCTTCTCAGCCGTACCTGCAATGCCGTTCATCATGTTGATGAGGGCGACAAGCGCACCGCCGACCATCGTCATAACGGCAGTGATTGCAGATTCAGACAGGAAATAGCTGGAGCCGACACCGATCAAAACAATGGCGGTGATGTAGGCCAGACCGTACTTGCCGATTGCCTTGCCAGCGACCTCTTTTGCTGTTTCGCAGCGTTCTTGGTTCTCTTCGCTCATTTGTCCACCTTATGGTCAAGTCTCTTGAAGATCGCACCAAGCAGGTCTTTTATCTCTCTTAGGTCTTCGCGGTAATCGTCTTTTGAGACGTAGACCTTAGGCAGATCACGCACGTCATCATCCAGCCGGTCAATCGCAGAGTAGATTCGGGACAAAATCCAGCCGCCGAAGAAAGCAGCCGCAGTGACCGCAATATTAAAGAGAACTTGGTAGTCCACGGCGGCTCCTTACGGCTTCACAGGCCAGTTGATTATAGTCGGGAAGCCAGCTTGTTGCGGTAGATCACGAAGTGCTTGGCGGTAGGTGGCCCAAGCTGTCTGCTGTTCCGTTGTCATCGCAGCCCATCTGTCTGGAAGAACGGCCAGATCGGACTCTGTAAGCAAAAAGTTTCTTTGTGCTCTAGCAGCATTTGCCAATGCTTCAAGGTTTACAGGAGGAGCTACAGGGCTTCCAACCCCGTCAAAAGACCAACCTATATCAACAGTGTCTGGGCATTCAATCCACCCGTTACTGGCAGCAAATTCTGGTGTGGCAACAGCAAAATTCACAACCACGCCGTCTTCAATAATTGCATATCTCATCTGCTACCTCACCATGTATAAACGCGGACAAGACCATTGCCGCCATTGCCGCCAGCACCAGAACCTCCGGTGTCGCCGTTTAGAGCCGCAGAGCCGCCGCCGCCACCTGCTGCAATTCCACCATTGCCGCCAGCGGTGTTGTTGAAGTTTGTGGACGAAAACGTGCGTTGCGTCCACGTTACTCCGGTCGGAGAAGTGATGCCGACAGTGCTGTTGCTTGTGCTTGAACAAATGGCATACGCGGAACCGGAATAAGCAATTCCAACGTAGTTGTCTGCCAAGCCGTCTGTTTGTTGTGTCCAAGTATCTCCGGCAGCAGAAGTCCACACATCAGAAGCAGAGCAAAAAACAAATTGAGAGCCAGCGTATATGACCCTTCCAAGCGATCCGGCTGTCAGCGTTGTGGAAACACCCGTCCATGTAGCTCCTGCGTTTGTTGATCTCCATGCGTAGGGGCTAACACTGCTCGTCGCAACCAAGACAGAGCCAGAGGACGCCACCCTTGACCAGTTGCCTGAAGAAGCGGTGGTTACCAGAGTCCAAGTAACGGCATCTGTTGAAGTCAGAGAAACACCGTTACTTCCCACTGCAATCCAGCGCGTCCCATCGTGAATAACGTCATTAAGACCCTCGGAGGTTCCGCTAGTACGAACCACCCAAGTAGTTAAATCGGTCGAAGTTTGTATCGTTCCAGAGCTGCCTACTAGAACATATGTCCCGCCGTAATAGCCCAAAGCATTGCCATTCGTAATAGCGCTGACGGTGTACGATGACAGATTGCTAGAAACAGCAAGCCTTGTGGATAACACAAAACACCACTGGCCGTTCAAGTAAAAAATGCGAGCACCAGCCACAAGTGGCGATGACGCTTGCAACGTCCATGTCGCGCCGTTGTCAGAACTTACGCATATTAAGTTGGTACTGTTCTGTGCAACAAATTTTGAATCACCATAGGCGATACTAACAAAATCAGTAGATGACACGGTTTCTTTAAGCCGCCCACCCCCTCCACCAAGCCTTGGCAAAAACCCATTGGCTGCAACACCGTAACGGCCAACCGGGACACCGCCAGAATCTCCGTTAAAATACGTTCCACCTTGACCGGCTAGATTATCGGTAGGGGTGGATGATCGCATTCCCCCGCCGCCACCGCCCGCGCCGCCTTGGTAACTCCCTCCTCCTGCTGCGCCTGCGCTCGCAGTGCCGCCTTTTACACCTTGGCCGCCACCGCTACCGCCGCCAAAACCGCTAGAATATGTGCGAGCTGCGGAATTACCCATTGAACCGCCGCCACTTCCAAAAGCACCTTGGAAAGTACCGCTAGTAACGTTGCCGCCATTGTTTGAAGGCTCTCCGCTTGTCCCCAGCACACCCCCGCCGATCCCGCCATCTTGAGAAATCGACCCGCCAGGCCCGCCAGCACCACGGTACGCAACAAGAAGATTTCCGAAAGAGGAATTACCACCGTTTGTTCCGGCTGCTCCGTTTTCGCTTGTGCCTGTTTTTGCTGCTCCACCTGTCCCGCCAGCACCAACTGTCACCACCACTGAAGATGGCAATTCAGACGCTTTGAACACTCTATAAGCATAAGCTCCTCCACCGCCGCCGCAGCCGCCCCATTGATCGGAGCCTGCGCTAGTGATTTGCCCAGAGCCGCCACCACCACCACCGCCAAGCGCCTCAACCATGACAAAATTAGCGCCACTCGGTTTTGTCCAAGTGCCGGACGAAGTGAACTCTTGAATGCTTGCGCTTGCAACAGAACCATATTCAAGAGCCGTTGCGCCTGAATTGACCCTCAACACTTGGTTTGCTGTGCCAAGCGCAGTAAGACCTGTGCCGCCATACGCAACACCGATAGTATTACTGTTCCATGTCTTATTCGTCAGCGTTGAAGTGCTGGTATCCGTCAGTACGTTAGTCGGCGTAATGATGCTTGATAAAGTTGCCATTGGTTACTCCGGTTTAACAGGCCAGTTGATCGTGATAGGGAAGCCAGCTTGTTGCGGAATGTCACGAAGTGCCTGGCGGTAAGTGGCCCATGCAGATTTATCTACAGGAGCATCCGATATCTGCGTCCAGTCTGATGCAGTCAACAATCTTTCACGCTCTGATCTGGCTTGGCTAGCCTTTCTTGCACTTTCTCCTGCTGCCCATTCGGCCTCCATCGCATCCCATTCGGCTTCTTCTTCAGGGGTAAATGGAATCATCCCTTCACTGGTTGCTTTATATCTAGTCATGATTTCTTAACCCCATAAAGGTAAAAATCCGCTGTTATAGTGGATGTGCCGTTACCACTGTACACACGAAGTCCAGTCATTACCCCCGTTCCAGAATTTGAGTTTGTTACAGACTGATTTACCAACGATACAGAAGCATTGAGATATTGCGCTTCCGATTGAACAAATTTGTATGAAGATGAATTTACATTTCCAATGGTTGCCCAAATGGAAGCCGTAGCAGTGCTAGCTGTAACTAATTGTCCGTTAGCATTGGTAAACGCTGATGCCCCGCCTCCAATAGTCGTATAAGCATATGTGCTTGTTGTGACATAAGCCCCTGCGAGCTTAAACCGACACGCAATGCTAGTTGCAGTGCTTACACTAATGTTATCTGCAATAAGCACATAGGTGTCATAAGTAGATGAAAATCCACTTTCAATATCAACGGTAGTTGCCCCAGAAGCAGTGGTCTTAGAAAGAAAAACCAAAGAGCCGCCAGCAGCAGGCGCTGTTGACTGCCACGTTGTGCCGTTCGAGGTAAGGACGTTACCAGATGAACCAGGAGCCACCACTTGTACAGCGGAAGTGCCATTCCCAAGAATTACATTATTGGCAGTAAGGCTTGTTGCCCCAGTACCACCATTAGCAACTGGCAGAGTCCCCGTTACGTCGTTGGCAAGACGAACTGAAAGAGTGTTACTTGCGCCATTGATTGTTTTATTTGTGAGAGTCTGAACGCCATTGAGAGTTACTGCCGTACCGCCATTCCCACCAATCTGAGCGTAGACTTCCCAAGTGCTGCCGTCATAGACAAGCTGAACACTTGCGCCAGTGATGTCACAGACAAGGTCTTGTGCCAGACCACCAATCGTTGAGCCGTTGCGACCAATGGTGAGGTTGTTCGTAGCCCAAGAACTACCAGCATCAGCAACAACAACTTGAGCGCCAGCCGCCGGGGTAGCCGGAAGAGTGACAGTGAATGCACCACCGGACGTATCTGCAAGAACGCCTTGTTTATCGACAACAGTGTAGTTAGCAGTCTTGACCACATACTCCAAACCACCAGACGGGGCAGGCTGGCTAGACCATGAAGAACCGTTGCTTGTCAGAACATTTCCAGATGAACCAGCCGCTGGGAGGTAGCTAACAATCCACGCCGATCCATTGTAGACGCGCAAGTCCGAGGATGTGGTATTCCAGTACAACGCGCCCGTGAGAAGTGGATTGCCATCATTATCCACCGTTGGATCACTGGCTTTAGCACCAAGATAACGGTCATCAAAGCTATCGAAACTTGCCGCAGCAGAACTTGCTGAGTTAGCCGCATTTGTCGCACTGGTAGACGCCGAGCTTGCACTAGAAGCAGCATTAGTCGCGCTTGTAGAGGCCGAGGAGGCACTATTAGCAGCATTGGTGGCTGAGGTAGAGGCGTTACTAGCAGAGGTGCTAGCAGAGCTTGCAGAGCTTGCTGCATTCGATGCCTGGGTCGTAGCAGTAGACGCCGAGCTTGATGCACTAGAAGCAGATGCTGCCGCATTGGTCTCTGATGTCGCTGCGTTGCTTGCTGACGCACTAGCAGCACTTGCGCTAGACGTAGCACTAGACGCAGAGCTGGAGGCAGAACTAGCAGAACTTGAAGCACTCGAAGCAGAGTTGGCAGCGTTTGTGGCAGACGTTGCTGCATTACTTGCTGAGGTGCTAGCAGCACTCGCGCTTGATGCGGCATTACTTGCCTGTGTTGTTGCGGTGGTTGCAGAGTTAGCGGCATTTGTGGCCGATGTAGCCGCATTACTGGCCGAGGTAGCAGCAGCACTAGCACTAGAAGCAGCAGCAGCAGAAGTGCCTACCCACCATGAAGGAGAGCTGGCCGGAATGTGATTGGTGTTAGCATTTTGCAGCGAGGTATACAGAATTCCATCCGTCCCCACCACGTTTGCGTTAATCGCATAGGTAGCAGTCGAACTCCATACCAACTGAATCGGAACCCACCAAGCAGTTTCAGTGGACGGATTCTTGTTCAGGTTTGCATTCTGCAAAGACTGGTAAACGATAGTCTGATATGTAACTACTGACCCTAGTTTATATGTTGTGCCTGCGCTCCACTCTACTGAATAAAGGAAAGTCCAATATCCAGAAGTCGTCACCGGGTTGTTATTCACGTTCCCGTTAACTAGTGAAACGTAGAACTCACCATCTGACCCTTGGACAACATCGTTGGCGTTATAGTCTTTTGACGCAATCCACGCGTTACCAAAGGTCGATGCAGTATCACCTACGGGATCGCGTACAAGGATTTGCGTATCGTCTGACTTAGTAAGAATCGCTTTAGCCACGCCGTCAAAGAAGATGTTGGGCTGGCGACCTGCGGCAGTGAGGATTACTGGGTTTGAGTTGGCAATCGTATAGTTAATGTCCGCGTAGGTGTTTTTAGGAGTCGTGGTTCCCGTTTCGTAGAAGTAGATTTTACCGCTGACAAGAGGGTCACCAGCATCGTCAAAGTATTGGGTATCGAGTGAGCCGAAGCGAGCCATTATTGATTCTCCTCAGATGTTGCCTGCTGTGCCGATATTCCTGCTGCCGCAGCAGCCCTGCGAGAGAAGTTAGGCGCTGCAATCCGCCGCAATTCAGTTGTCAGCCGATCAAGGCTGCCTGAGCGCAATATATTCTCAAGTTCTCTAGGATTCATTCCAGAAGCCAGCAAAATATCGCCAGCCTGAGCCAGGCCTTTGAGATATAAATCAGTTCCCTTGCCTGAGTTTATGTTATCCATAATACCAGCAACCTCTGCGCCTATTGAAGCAGGATTTCCAGTCAATACGGATGCGGCCTGACCAATTGCGCGCTTATAACCGCCCCGTGGAGACAATGACTCCCTGATTCGATTTAGTTGCGCTGCTGTAGTCGAGTTTCCGATAACTGCGTTTCTGGTCAGGGCAAAATCTGCTTCTCGCTTCAGAGAGTCCATAAATCTTTGCATAGAAAAGCTGTCATCAAAAAGCGTTGACAACTTCATTGCGTCGCCATTCTTTCCGAAAAGAGCCTGCACTTGATTTCTATTCATTCCTGTTCGGTCAATTTGGCTAATTATCGCGTCTTTTGCTGACAGGATATAAGCATTTCTCTCCTGCGGATTCATAGACAAAGCCAAGTCCTGAAGCTCTCTAGCATCTGTTTTGAAGATGAATGAGCCAAGTTTCGCGGCATCCTCAATGGCAGCTCGTCCTGCATACAATCGTCTTGCTTGAGCATATTCAGGTATTTGAGAGTCCGCCTCCGATACCATTTCATTTTTAAGTCTAATAAGGTTGCGAGCCTCATTTCGTCTACCAGAATTCAAAGCGGTAGCAATGTTGTCGTCCATCACTCGCTTGGTTTCGTCAATAAGATCAAAGTGGCTAATTTGATCTCCAACAGCCCTTCTATCCGCAAGGCGAGCTTCAGCCTCTGCTCTAGCTCGGCCAAGAGAATTATTCCCCTGAAGCAATGTCCGCAGTCTCCCAGGAAGGCTTACAGGATTAGCCGCTGCCGCGTCATACATTTGGCGAATTTGAGGCCCAAGCGTAGATTCTAGCTGGCTAATATAATCATCAATGTTATCTGCGCTGACCATGTTAAGAGATTGCGCTATTCTTTGCCCAGACCCTTGCTGCCGAGACGATACTGCTCGTCGAGCTTGACCAGACACACCTTCATCAACATTCATCGCGGCGCGCAGAACATCTCTGAAAGAATCATCAATGTCGGCTGGAAGAGCATTAGCGCCAAGCGATCTATATCGATTCATGGCATCGGTAACAGAAAGCCCAGATGATCTCAGCGATCTGGAAAGCATCTCCCCAGCAATATCAGTTCTTACTTTTGACAGGCTGCCTGCCATAGCTTTGAAGTCATTATTGTCAGTCATGGCTCGATCAATGCCACGAATGGCAGGAATTGCAGCAACACCTCCAAGCAGCGCGCCAGCAGTTTCTGCGCCTGGAAGCCCTGAAGCCTTACCAACCTCACCGCCAATTGCAGCCCCAGTGGCCGCAACGGCCTCTTGGGTAGGAGTTGTGCTTGCCATTGACTGAGCCACGCGCCTTGCGGTGCTTGGTATTTCAGGAGCAATAGGAGCCATTCTTGAAACAGCGCCACGAACAAGCCCTAGAGCGCCTAGTGCCATTGGTATTGCTTCTCCAGCCCCAGAAACAATGTTTTGGGCAAGCCCAGGCTGCATATACCCGCCGGCAGGGGCTAATGCGCCAGCCGATTCAAGCGAGCCTCTGAGTGTGGGAATTCTTTTCTCGGAACCAGCCACTTCCAGCGCGCTATTGATAAATCCCGGCCCGAAGAAGTCCACCACATCAGCAACAGATCGCCCAGCCGCATTAGCAAATTCCATAATTGGCCTTGTGCCAGGAATGCTATACAAAGCACTTGCAATAGGGTCTTGCTCAATTCTTTGCTGAAACCTTTGCGCGGGCGTCTGCTGCTGAATTGAACTTCCACGAAGCGATTGATATGCCTGTGCAACAGTGGCGTATTCTTCTGTCCCCTGTTTGTCCTGATTGTCAATTAGCCATTTTGCATAAGCATTCACATCAGCCATTGTTTACACCTCTGCTAATAATCGCATCAGCACGATTTATCAGGTCTGAGTTACCAGAAGGAGGGGTAGCTGGATTAACCCCAGAACTCTCAAACTCATCAAGCTGAGTCAAAGCCCTTTCAATTTCCCTTACCGTTGCAGAATCTCCAGCCTCTTGCGCTCTGTCTAGGGCCTTTTCAGCCGCTGTTCTAGATATACGCAGAGCCTCTCTTAGCAGGCGCATATTGGTATCAGGATTTCTTCCTATAGAGGCTGATATTCTTGTGAGCCGCTCTCCTTCAGAGGCAGTAAATGCTGCTCCAAATATCGGCCTAAGCTGCTGAAGCACATTTGTTGCCAGAAGATAGGAAAGCTCCCCCTCGTCTCCTGATTCAATACCAAACAGGCTTCTGGCTCTAATGCTTGCGCCAGAGATTCCACCAGTTTTTACTTCATCAAGAAGGGAAATAGCGTTGGTCAATGTCGGGAATTGAGCGATAGCGTCAACCCCAGCATTTATTATTCCCTGCGCCCTTTCTGTTGCGCCTCTGCTTTGAGCTTGAGAAGCAGCAACCTGGCCCGCCTCGGTAATCCCAGATTCTTGTCCTCGCCGAATAGCGTCTTGAGCTTCAGCTCCAGTAACTTGCCTGCCTTGTTCGTCAACAACTCTGACGTTTCCTTGCCTGCTGTACTGTACTGCAACGCCGTTTCTGTAACGGGTTATCCCTGGGCTGAACTCATCGCTCGGCGCAGCAGAAGATTCATATATAACCCTTCCTGATATCGGGTCTACTATGTTTCCGTTAACAACAACGCCACGCTCTTGCTCTGCCACTTGCGGAGGCGTGATATACCCCATAGACATACCACGCTGAACAGCGCCAAGAAGCTCTCTTTGAAGCGATTGGTATGCGCCTCGATCACCAGCCCTAGACAACTGTGCAAGCTGAGTAATCCTCACAGTGTCGGATGGATCAGCATCTGGAAAGTTCTTGAGAAGCTCGATTCTCTCCCGACCCAACTGAACCACGCTATCAAGGTCGCCAGCAGCCAAAAGCTTCAGAGCCGACTCAGCGTCTTGATACATCGCTCTTTGTCGAGCCTGCATCATCTCAGCGCGTTGCATCTGAGCCTGCTGCTCTCTTTGAGATTGGATGTATTGATTCTCCCTCTCCATCGCCATCTGCTGACGAAACTCAGGAACCTGATTGGAAAATGCAGCGCCAAGTCCTCGAAGGAGCAAGCCTATATCTTCTGCCATGATTAAATCCTTCCGGCTAGACGAAATGCCTGAGTTGTTGGGTTAAATACGTTGAAAGAAGACTGGCCTGGAATGCCTGTTGATACAGTTCCAAGTTGCACAGGAGATGTTCTGTAACCACCCAGAGAATTTGGGAACGGGCCAAACGAAGGGGTGTAGTTTCTTTGGCCTCCTGTCATCATCCCGCCAAGATCGTAACCCATAGCGGCAGCGTTCAAAGCATTGTTAACAATTCCAGTGTAATCAGTCTGCGGGGCGGGATTGTATTGCTGACCAGCAAGAAAAGACGCCCGCCTTGCAGCTAAGTCTTCTTGGCTCATGGCCTCCTGATTCGCAGCCGCTTGGATCGCTGCAATCTGGTCTGCTGTATATTTCTGCGAAAGATTAAGCCCAGAACTGCCATACTGGCTTAGGATGTCTGACAAGTTAAGACCTTGGCTTTCCGCGAGATTGCCAAGACCTACCGAGGCATTTCTAATTTGAGACGCCAAAAGCTCTCCCGCCTGCGCTCTTTGGTTTGCGACATTCTGCGCTGCCTGAGCTTGAAGATTGGCGATATTAGTCCCAGTGGACGTAGTCAGATTGGCAAGGTTAGTCCCAAGCCCAGACCTTTCTTGAGCCACGTTTGATCTCTGACCCGTAACATCACGCGCCGTTCCAGTCAAAAGATTGGCTATATTAGTGCCGTATTGCTGCTCAAGATTGGCAAGGTTAGTTCTCTGATTAGCAACTTCTCCAGCCAGACCCATGCCAATGTTGGCGAGGTTTGATCCCATCCCTGTTAGGATGTTTCCACCAGCGGCAGCAGCGTTGTATCCAACACCTGTCAGATTTGAGAGATTCTCTATCTGCTGTTGAAGCCCTTTAGATGCCAAGTCTTGTCCGAAACGAACAAGCTCCTGCTGTACTCGACCGCCACCAAGGCCACCTGTTGCAGCAGCACCGGCCAATGTAGACCGCTCACCCTGCTCACGAAGGAATCTAATGTAGGGACTTTCTTGGTAAGCCTGATTGAAAGCGTCAGAGCCAAGAGCGCCAGACAAGGCCAACTGTCTTTGAAGCGCCGTAGTCCCCGCCTGCTGATAAGGGGTGAAAAGCTCACCAGCCTGCCCGAATGTTCTTTCAATATCGCCGCGAGCCAACTGACCGGCCTGCTCCAGACCTGTAATGTTCTGCCCGACCAAACCCCTAGTTACATCCATTGACTGGTTGATCTGACCTTGAGCCTGCTGGCTGGCTTGTCTCAGATCATCAATGTTGAGGTTGTACATTCTCGCCACATCTTCGTAGCCAGTCTGTAACTGCCCCTGAGCCTGTTCTTGAGCCTGTCTTAAAGTATCAGATGCCTGACCAACACCTTGAGTTGTAGCTTGCTCAAAGCCCACAAGACCTGTCGGAGTAACAGCAGCCTGCTGCGCTGCGTACTCTTGAGCAACACGATCCAAAGGAATGCCAGTGGCCTGCGAGAACTGCTGAGGAGATACGCCATAGCGAACCATGTCTTGATAGACGCGCTGGGCAGTAACACCAGGATTCAATTCCATGTAAGCTCTGATCTGTTCGTCAGTGGCTTGATTAGGAACGGCAGAGTTAACCACTTGCTGGAGTCTTTGCTTGTTATAGGCATCCAAGACTTGAGGCAGCGGGACATTGATAGCCTCAGAAAGCTGCTGCGGAGAAACCCCGTACTGAATCATGCCCTGATAAACCTGTTCAGCAGTGGCATTGGGGTTTTGTGCAAACCACGCCTGAATCTCTTGATTAGTCACGGCCATGATTGATTAGCCTCGCGGGAATTGAGAGTAGCGAACATCGCCCTGCGGGAGTGTCATCCCACCAAGCATTCTGGACAGCATTTCAGGGTCAAACTGAATCTGAGTAGGCTGAAGCTGGCTGTAATCAACAGGCGCACCCATGATCGCATTGCGCTGCATCGGAAGGCCCGCAAGTAGAGCGCGTTGAGCTGCGAGATTACCCTGCTGCTGCATTTGACCAGTAGGGCCGTACAACTGACCCAGTAGATTCAATCCCTGCTGCATACCCTGCTGGCGCATCTGCTGGCCTTGACCAAGCGCATAACGTGACGTGTCCTGAGCAGCCCTATATCCCGGAGCGATAGCCCCAATTGCTTGCTGTACACGCTGTGCTTCTAGCTCATTCGCTTTCGAGGTTGCTTTTCGTGCTGCTCGACGGTCAAGAGCGCCTCCAACTAGACTGGCTCCAGCTCCTGCCGCAGCCGCCTGACCAGCAGTCATGCCTGCGATTGCTTTGCCAACCCCAAGTACCGCTGTCTCAATACCCATGCTGCCACCTCTCCTCTACCTTTCGGAATCCAAGTGATTCTAACATTTTAACAAGCGCCTTTCTTTCTTCGGGCGCAGTTGTCCATATCTTTTTGTAGCCCCAAGCATTTAACCAATCCAATCCGAATACCATTACTTCTCTTAGGTTCTTCCTGTCTCTGAATCGACAAGCAACGTGTATTTCTAGCTCCCCATCTTCGGGTCTGGCTAACACAAGCAACCGATTACCCATTAACAACATAATCCAGTCAGACGCTATTCCCCTCGGATCAATGCTTAAATACTGACTTACAGACGGGTCTCTTAATATTGAGAGCGCCTCAGACTCTAAGCAGCCTCTTACACTAATAGCCATCCTTGAGTCACATCCCCGCCAATATCAGGAAGCATTTTTCGATATTCGATTGAACCTGCCGCTCCGGTGGAATCAATATAAAGGCTGTACTGCCTTGCAGTCACAACACCTTCTGGACTTCCGACACCGATAATCGGAATGCTTAACGAAGCATCTATAGTCCAATTCCTAAACTGCTGGGTCATAGTCCCGTTGGACTCAACAATTGAATTCGCAGCGTTAAGCCTTGGCCCGCTCATTTCGCACCTGGAATAATCTCAGCGGTTAACTGGATAATCACCGGCTTGACTGCATCGCTCAAAGTAAATCGGAAAACTTCAAGCCTTGCAGCCCTTCCATTCCTTCGCCAAATAGCGCGGCGATTGTACTCGCCCACCTTTCCTAATCCTCTCATGCGCTGATCCGACCACGTTTTACCATCAACACTTCTGTCCATTGAAATCACTGGATTGCTGACAGATGAATTGCCAACGCCTGATTCAACGGTCAGTTCGATAGAAGGAACGAAGATTGACTGCATATTATTCTGGAAAGGCTGCGTTGCCACCGTCCTGATAATCGCACCTGAATACTCAGTAAAAAGGTCTGGATTCAACTTACCTATTCTGCCGTCCACAGAATCACCGCAGAAAATATGGTTATAGGCTTGGGTCAAACCTGAAACCCTGTAACCCACCTGCTCGCCCTCAATGTAGGACTTTCTCTCATGCCACCGCTTGGAAGCATGGTCATAGACTAGGGTTGAATTCGGAAGCGCAAAGGCCACAAAGTAAGCCCCATTCTGCGAGTACGTCCATGCATACACGTTAGCCAACTGGTCGTTGGTGAGTGCCTTCAGAATGAAGTCAATTGCAACAGTGGATATCTTCTGTGTGGAGTTGCCAGCAAACGCCCAGATGGCAGGGGACTCGTTCTGTCCACCACCGATCCACATGAACGTATCTTGAGTGTTGATTAGAGAGTAGGGCGAGAAAACCCCTTTATCCAAGAACAATCCGGTTCTCTGAAACGGGAAGTCTGAGCCTCCGATATTCTGGAAAGCCTCAAAGGTCTGACTTCCAGAGATAAAAAGCTGGTTCTTAAAGACAATCGGCGCAACGATGTTATCAGGATCAGATTCAGCCGTTCCGTAGTCAAGCGCGTTCCAGCTTGTCCCATCGTTAATAGCTGAGACAATAAACTTCTTGGTATCTGTTGAAACTACAAAATACCCGTCAACAAACACCACAAACTGAGGATCACCGTTAGCAGTAAAATCAGGGTCTGTAATCTGGGAAAATGTGTCGGTCACATGGTTGTAGATGTAGCCATTGCCACCAGGCACTAGAACCAGCAACTGAGTGCCGTTATCAGCCATCGAGCATCGAGAAGTCCCCGCGACAGTCCCGATCTCCACTAGATCATAAATCTCAGTCGGGACTACTTGTGTCTGATCAAGTCGATACAGCTTTGTGCCATTAACAAAGTAAGGCACGCCAGCCATCGTATGAGCGCCTCTGTTCGCTTGCAGGATAGTCCCAGAGGTTTCCACCTGCTCTATTCCTGGCGTTCCCCTAAGAGTCTCCTGAGCCAATGAAGGCGCACTCTCAACTACCACATACCAATTAGTACACTCCTGCGCCGAAATGGGCAGGGAGTTGCTAATATAAAAGCCATTGGTAATCGGTAGGATCGTCGGCATTAGAGCGCACTCAATACAGCATTCACGGCAATAACACCGTCAGTTGTGGACTCATTCCTAACATACAGTTCAAGGTAATCGTTCTGGTTCAGGACAATATTAGCGAATGTTGCAATCGCCCTCGGAGCGCCAGACGAAATAGTGTCCGTCATCTTGGTAGAAATAACTGAGCCATTCTTCGCAATAAACAGCGAAATCTTGTGATTGCTTCCAGAGGAGGCATCCAGAGTAGCAATGGCGTTGACAATGTGACGGCTGGTCTGACCAGTGAACGTCAACTTTCCATCCGTTGTCCCAGTCCAGCCCGAAGAAATGTCACCCAGTGTAAACGTGCCAGCGACCTTAACCGGAGTTGCTGTTGATGCAATCGTGGTTGCAGTAGCGTTTCCAGCCATTGAAACACTGGCATAGGAAGCTGTTTCAGTCGAAGCAATCTCAATCGTTTCGCCAGATGTTGTAACAGCAATACCAGCCCCGCCAACCAAGCTCACGAAGGTCGGACTCGCCGCTGCAATGTCCTGCATTAGAGGCTCGCCGGTGGTGTTAACAGTGAAGTTGTGGGCTATCGTGATACCGTTTTCAGCAGATACATTGGTTACAATCCCCGATCCATCTTCGATGTTTCGGATGTTGTTAACCGTACCCTGAACGTCAAGTACAGGAGTACCAGTAACTGCGCCGTCCTGAACGATTGTTCCGGTTACACCTAACCCCGAAAGGAAGTTGGAGTAAGAAATCTTGTAGTTGTAGCCGTTGGCAAAGAAACCAAGATAAGACCCAGACAGGATTGAATTCTGCTGGGTGAAGTCACTCTGCTTAACGCCATAGGCTCTATCTGTCATGTTGAGGACTCCAGTGCAATCGTGCCAATAGTCTCAGCAAGGATCGAGTCCTCGCTGTCTGGATAGAAGTTCCAGCTCCATCCATACCCAGTATCGGTATTCCCAGAGCCAATGGGGAGAGTAGACGGCATCCGAGTTCCGCCGATAGTCTGACCAAGCATTCTCATCGCCTGAAGCCCCTCTCGCGCCTGAAGCACTAGGGCATCCGTCACCACACCGCCGTAATCAGGAGCCACCTCAATAGCGAGGTTAGCGATTACACCGCGAAGCGCACCAACGGGAACGGTGACTTGATCTGCAAGATTAGAAACTACCGTATACCCAAGATGAACACCTTGAGCATCAAGAGCCAGCATATAGTTGTTCATCGCAAAGATGAAATCTTGATACTCGTCCGCTTCTAACGGAGCTTCTGAGGCTTGTACAAGTATCCTCTGTAGCGACGCCTTTGCAACTTGAGCAACGGTAGCCATTATTCAAACCTCGCCTTGCTCTTGGCTGGCTTTTTGTGGACAAGGAATTTACTACCAGCAGTGTGTGTTTTGCCAGACATCAGCCTGCCGTTTGCGTCTTTGTGAGTCGGCCCCTTGTATTCTGTGCCATCCTCAAAGTAATGCTTAACACCAGTTGCCATTATTCAAACCTCGGCTTCTTGACTGTCTTAGCGGCCTCACGAAAAGACTTCTCACTCGGAGCGCCCTTGCTTCCAGGCTTTCTCATACGCTCGCCAGAACCCGCTTTGATACGCTCTCGTTTGGCATGGATGTTAGAGTACAGACCTTTCATTTTTAGTCCTTGGGCTTTGGTAGACGCTTCTTTTTAACCTCAACCGTTTCTGTCTTGCGCTTCCATCCGAGACTTTCTGCCGCAGATGCGCTTGACTCATTGACCATTACTTCCACGCCACTAGGCTTGATCCAAATTTCCATTACCATTTTTCCTTTGCCGCCCAAAAGGCAGCAGACATTTTTCCTTTTTTGATGTTTGCGCGATGCCGCGCCATGAATGATTCTCTGCGCTTGCGGTCTGCTTCAGACTCGCCTTCGCGCTTGGGACTTCCGCTCACACCTTGCTGTCCAAAGCGGATCGTTTTGATCTGGTCACCGTCTTTAGCGACGACAACATGGGATTTTGTGGGGTGATTCGGAGTGCGCTTGGGCTTGTTGAAGCCCTCGACTCCTGCTCGCTCTAATCGTGGGTCTTTAGCTTTTGGCATGATTCACCCTGATTGAAAATGGTGACGCACCCATAAGATGCGCCACCATTGTACCAGACTTCGTTAAACGCCGAAGGCTTGACCGGCGAAGAACGGATTGAAGGTTGCGTAGGCAGGCAGAAGGTCAAAACGAATCTTCTGCTTGTTAGCGTCACCATCGGAGTACTTGGTGACACGGATGCTCATACCATCTTCGGTAGTTGCAATTGTGTCAGTCATGTACAGCTTGGGCAGCTTGACAGTACCCAGACCGAAGGCTTGCTTGTGGTAGAACATTGCAGGCTGGTAAACAGTAGAGGCAGAACCCAGCAGGGTTACTACATCGCCTGATACCGGAGCAGAGGCTACAGTGTTGTACTGGCCGTTTGCTTCGTAGATCGCTGCACCAGCTACAACCAGGTTACCAGCACCGGAAGCGTCGAGCGTCACGTCTGCGGTTACAACGCCACAGAAGATAATCGCTGCGCCAGAGGCATCGAGCATCTGTGTGCGTGTCGACAGGTTCAGACGGTTGCGACCAGTGATAGTGATAATCTCGCCAGCCTTGACTGTAGCGTTGGCAGAGAAACCAGTCACAGCAAGAGTCTGCTTCATGGTGTCTTTGTGAGCAACGTAAGTAACAGTCGGGTTGGCTGACAGAGTACCAGCACGATCAGACGCAGTGCCTGAAGTGTAGCTTGCCAGAGCATTAGAAGTCAGAGCGCGAAGGCCAGCGAAATTCGGGCTGATCTGCGCCTTCTCCCATGCAGTCTCGACCAGCTTCTGCCCAGTGTGCAGACCAGTCTGAACACCAGCAAGAACGGCAGCGACGAAGGGGTTTACGACGTAATACTTCTCGCCTTCCATCGGAACGCCAATGGCATCCATGAAAGCGCCAGCACCAGCAACGTCAGACCAAGCATCAATCGCAGTACCCGGAGAACCGTACTTCAGGTTGCAGTTCTTGAGCATATAACCGGACAGGTCAAGCTCAAGGTCAGTCACCAGGCGGGTAGCCATCGGGGCCAGGATTTCGTCCAACTGATCCAGTTCCAGTGCCTCTTCAATGTTCGTCCACTCAGTGGCAACAGTGAAGTAGTCCTGAACAACACCAGATGCCTTACCAGCAATGATGTCGGACTTCGTGGACGCAGAGATATCACCACCGCTGGTGCGGATTGAGCGATAGTCTGTAGGACGCTTGAAGTCTACGGTTGAGCCTGTAGACGGGTTGAAGCGGTTGGTCAGAAGCTGAGTGTCAACTGTGCGTGTCAGAACACGGCTGGACTCAAACTTATCAAGGAATACCCGCGCTACTTTGCGGGTAATGTTACTTTGGAGATTATTAGCCATTCTTCACTGCTCCTATTCAAAAGTGGCCCCCTTTGGCCCTTTCGGGGCCGGACTGATACCAGAGTTTCGTGGCTGGTTCAGCGGATCAGGGGTTTTAGTTACCTTGGGTTTCATGGCAACGGCTTTAGATTTCAAGTCAGTCGCAAGTCGCACAGCCGCCATTGTTACCGGCATCTGTACAAGCCTCTCAAGTTCTAGCTGGTTTTTAGCAAGATACTTCGTCAGAAGTGGCCCGTGATCATCGGCAAGAATCATCTCTACCAATGCAGGGTCAATCCCGTAGCTCGCCACCAACGTGCCAGCCTCTTGAAGCTCTGCCGCCGCAACACCGAGTTTGCTGGCTCGATCTGCGTAGGCTTTGACTTCCTCGTGCTGTCTTTCCTGCTGCCGTTTTTGCCGCTCTAGTTCGGCCTGCTGACGCTGCCATTGCAGTGCCTGCTGTTGAGCCTCCCATGCTGCGGCCTCGCGGATTGCCTGATCCCGTTGAACCAGCTTTTGCTTGTACTCCAGATCAGAGAGCGCAAAAGGGTCTGGTGCTTCAGGGACTACAGGCCGTCCTTGCTGGGGAATCCTAGCTTCAAGTTCTTCAAGTCGCCTGCGGAGTTCTTCGGCTTCTCGCTCTTTTTCACGGAGTTTGAAAACCTTTTTCCCCACAGCTTCGTTGAAAATCCGCTGCTGTTCCTCAGTAAACTCGACTTGTTTTTCGTGTGCCGAGTTACCACTATCCGGTGCTGATTCGGAGCCAGATTCCTCAGATTCCTCTGATTCTAACTGGCCTTCAGTTTCTGGCAGGTCATCTTCTTGCTCGATCAAATACCCGCCGTCATCTTGTTGCAGCTCGCTCATGATTGCCCCTTAAAGGTAGATGCCACGAATAGGGTCGCGTACCCGTTACTGCGCCGCGAAGAAGGTCGCGTTCCTTGACTAATGCTGACACTAATTGGCTTAAAAAGTCAATCAGTGGTCAATCTGGCTGTCTTTCTTCGTTTCTTGGTACTAATTGATTCAGCGCGGATAGGCCAACTGCGCCGCCCATGATGCCAGCCAGCAGGTTAGCGGAACCACGTTTGGCGGGGTCAAATTCTGCGTTTACCGATCTGACTTGCTCTGGACTGAATGCAACAATTTCGTACATATCTGCAAATTTTGGATCAGCGTATTTATTAGGGACAATTACCCCATCAAACCCCTGCGCTAATAATTCTTGTGTAATGGCTTCACTTTCCTCTTTGTTTAATGCTGCCTTTCTGCCTTCCGGCCAATAATATGGGTTTTTTATTTTTACCCGTAACGGCAAAACATTTGCCCCGTCAGCACCAGTTCTTTGAGCATACTCTTGATATTGTGTGTAAGCAGAAGCTGTATCCGGATCAGGAGTTAGATAAATACCCCTCCCGTACCACCCACTATCGTTTTTTCCTGCTTTTTCTAAATCAAATTTATCAAAGTCAGACGTTGTTCCATGATAAAAAACACGATCAGTATCGAACCCCATATCCCTCGCCCTCTGCATCCTTGCAGCAGTAGACATATCCAGACCTTCTCGGATAGCCCTGCTGGCAGCATCTCCAATCACAGGAACCATGCCCAAGGCAGTCGCCCCGCCAAGCATTGCCGCTGTGCCGTAATCACCAGATCGGATAGCTTGTCTGGTATCGGTAACGCCCACAGCCTCGCCAACGCCAGGAGCCATCTCAACAGCACCTGTAAGCATATCCGCAATGTTTGCCCTGTATCGCTGAGTAGGAGTGCCGCCTACTGCTCTACCTCCTAAAAGATCGCTGATACTCGCCCGCATTGTCTCTCTAAAGGCAGGATTGAAAGGGTTGTAAGACCTTACAAAAGGTTCAGCGGATTGAGGCACTAGTTGTCTTAGGGCTGATTCGGCCATGATTACCTCACAAACGCATTGAGCGCACTGACAACCTTGAGCTGATTATCAAGTGCTTGGCCTTGGGTTGCTACCTGCTCTTTCTGTATCTTGGCCCCTGCTTCTTGGGCTTTGATCTGAGTATTCATCCTCTGCGTTTCGGCGTTGAAAACGTCTAGCTGAAGATTCGCTTGGTCATTTTGTACGCCCATCTGCATCTTCTGGGCTTCCAGTTGAATCTTGGCTGTCTCCAACTGTAGCTTCTGAAGCTCAACCTGCGCCCTGAGCTGCTCCGCTTGGGCCTTTGCCGCCTCAGCTTGAGCCAGAACCATTGCAGGGTCTTGGGCCTGACCTTGCATCTGCATCTTGGCTTGGAGTTCAGCCTTTTCCTCATCAGTCATCTGAGATTCAGGGATAATCCCTTGAGCCAGCATCTGCGCTCTGCGTCGCTCTGCGAGCATATCAGCAACAGGAGAAACGACATTCCGAAGAAGCAGATCACCGCCGAGCTTGAGAATGTCTGGATCGACCTGAGCCAAGTCAATCATGGTTCTCAGAGTCTGTTCCTGCCGGTTTCTGAAACTCGGCCCAGCCTTACAAACAACGTCATACGTCCCAGCGGAAAGGTCGTTTACCTTCACAACTTTCCCTGTCTGGTTATCAATGACTTCTTGGTTGATCGGCTTCATCTCTAGTGAGCCATCTTCATACATCAAGCGCATGACTCGCTGGTTGTCATAGACCTTCGGAATGGTGGAGACAAATATCCTCCCCGTGTGTCCTATGGCGACCTCAAGAGCTTGGAAGTATTTGTGAGTGCCGTTATCGCCTTTGCTTTGAAGCCGCTCGATTGCTACACCAGACTGAAGGCCCGGATTGTCGCCCATGTTTGAGGCAAACATCCCAGCAGACATTCCGATAATCCCGCGCATTGCTTCGGAGATCGTCCTAAGTCCCGGGTTGATCTGAGCCCCGCCCTGCTGTTGAGGAGCGCCAGGAGACTGAGGATCAGGGTTGTAGAATTGGACTGGATCAGTATTAGTATTCAGTGTCTGAAGCTGAAGTTCATGCCCAGCAGCCTGGGCCATTGTCATCCAGTACTTGGCCCTCGGAGCCAGAGCGCCTT